CGCTATCTCACTATAATTTGATAGATCAGGAAATTCCTGTGGTGGTAACCATTCTGTTTGTGGTTTAAATATCGGTTTCATAATCCCTCTCTATTATCATTTCTATAAAATGTATTGCTTTCAATAAATCCTGTTTCTTTCCCTTGTCACGATGACGTATTATATATTTTATAGCACACCCTTCCGGGTATAGCAACTCATTCTCAACCACAAACTTGCTTGGTTGGATTTTATATTTTTGATAGTGGGATCCTCCATGTTGTTTGTCCCATACTTTAGATGTCATATGCTTTTTTCCTTTGTGGTTCAATTATAAATAAATTGTTTTCTGTTCTAGTGCATGCAACATAAAACAATCTGTGTGTATCATCTGGATTTTTCTGATATTCATCATAAGCTGCTCCAGATAGTTCAGTGTTGATTACTACATTCTCTCTTTCATTTCCTTTTACTCCATGTATTGTGGAGATACTTATTCTTGGTGTGCTAGATAAATCTTCACCTGCTTTTATTAATTTTGTTATCTTTCGTATATCTTCATTACCTAGTTCATCTAATGCCTCTTGCCATTCTGCCTCTGTTTGTAAACCATATTTATTTTTTAAATCATCTATGCCATAGAACTGATCTTTAACCATAGCTTTAAATAATTTCTTGTCCCAGTTTTTATTCATCTTGTTAAATATTTTTTTACAATCGTTGTAGTGCATTGGCACACCTGTTTTTAACTCATCCCATTTTAATATTATCTCATATATATTTTTGACTCTTGGCGTTGCTTTTCTTCTTTGCCAATACAATCCTTTTTCATCTAACACATCACCTATGTCGCTTAACATATAATTTGCTGTGGCTAACACTAACCATTTGCCTTTTGTAAAATCTACTTCATGTAAACTTTGACAACGCTTTACAGACCCCTCTGTGTCTCTTGGATAATATTTTTTATCAACTCTATTTTTAACTTTGTTAATAATTTTGTTTGCAAGTTCAAAAGGTTTTTGTGGCACCCTATGTGATTGTTCTAATATCTCTCTTGTTCCTTCTAAATTTATAAAAGTATTCACGTGTGCGCCATTCCATTTGTAAATACCTTGGTCGTCGTCTCCTGCAATAAAAGAATCTGTAGAGGATTCTTCTATTCTTCTTACTAGCTTCCATTGTATTAAACTTAAATCTTGTGCTTCGTCAACAAACATTACCCTTAGTTTTGGTGTATCACCACCATTTAAAAATTTTTCTATCATGTCTGGAAAATCAACTAGACCATGTTCTGTTTTATATCTTTGTAACTCCTCTGATATAATTTTTAATTTATTTAATGACACTTGTTGATTATCTGTAAGATGATAATATTTTACAGGATCTATTTCTTTTGATCGTGCTATGTTTATTAATTGTATGTATGGATTCTTTGAATAAAAAACACTATCATGGTCTTCATCTTGTTGTGTCCCTTCTATTTCTAATCCCATCTTCTCTCCCAATGCTTTGTAATCTTTTTCTTTCATAACTTGATCCTTACTTAAACCAAGTTGATTAAAACAAAATGAATGTAGTGTTTGAAAGTATGGTAGGTCATCCAACAGAGATAGTCTAAATTTAATTGCAGCTCTTTCTTTGCCTTCTGTTGCAGCATTTTTACTAAATGTAAAATACCCAATCTTATCTGGGTCTGTTGTCTCTAAAAATTTTTCTATGTGTCCTAACAAAGTGTGTGTTTTACCTGTGCCTGGTGGTCCATATATTATTGTTCGCATTAGTAATTATCTTTCTTAAATGGTTTTGGTACGTATGTTTCTGGTTTTTTGTCAAATCTAGCCACAACAAATACAGATAGTTTATGTTTACCGACACGTTTAGTTGTGCAGTTTAAATTATCTTTTAACATCTGTGATGTCCTTTGGTATGGCACCTTCCAATGTTTTCTTGATAGGTAGTTGTGAAAAAAGTTATCAAATACAAAATGGTGATAACCCTCTTTTGTATACGTACCACCATTTTTTAAATCTTCGTAGTCATCTTTCTGTATTCTATTCACACAATAATCTTCAAGATAGTTTCGTAGTATGTCTTTTGTGCCTGTGCCTTCTGCAGGTTCGGTTACTTCTGCATTTTCTAATAATATGTTTGTAAGTTTTTTCCAATCATTTGTTTTTAATGTAGGTGGATTAAATCGTAATTGTTTTACACATTCCTCTTGAAATAAACTTTGGTTTGTTAAATGTTTTGCAGAGTCAAGATATAATCTATCACCATCCACGTTCATGTAATAGTAGGGTTCTTCTAGTGCTACTACCTGTAGATCTGTTAGATTAGGAAATGTTATCTCTTGACCTATACCAAACTTTCTTGTTTTGCATAATTTTTTATCACACAAACTACACATAGGTTGATCATTACATTTGTAGCCCCAGTCTTTTTTCTCGTGTTGTTTTGTTATGATATTTACTTCTATATCTGACAATGGTTGTGCCATTGCAGATTCGTTAAATAATATTATTTTTGTTTTCCAATTTTCCGGCCATTTAGATTTTGCATACACACCATAATGAAACAATGCATTGTTTCTACCACCCTCTGTAACTTTGTTTTGTACCATAAGTTCTACACATGGTGGACCATCAGAGTATGGTGTTTCTGGTCTTTTAACCTCTATTGTGCTTATGTCTTCTTGTTTATATCTTTCTACTAAATTAAAAAAATCTTCTAATGTAGCGCCACCACCATCATCTTTAAAGGCATATCTTGTTGTATTATTGTAATTAAAATATGGTAAATTTAAAAAATTTCCTGTATCATCTTTCGATTTTAATTCTCTTTGTTTTGGAAAAACTTCTGACCCACCATAGCCTAATACAGATCTAATTTCATTTAATTTATCTTGCATCAAACTCGCTGACACGTAATCGTTTGTAAATAAAAATACGTGTGCACCACCAGATTTTGATCTACATACTACTAGTGGTAATTTAAATTGTTTAATTTTGTTTATAAGTTTTTGATGATCAAATCCTGCATAAGAATCAATATCTATACAACCCCATTTACATTTGTTATCATCATTAATTGGTATGACACCTAAACTGTCTATACCATCTAAATGTTTTTGCCATAATTGATTGGTGATGGGTTCTCTTTTTACAAAAGATTTACCTTTTATTTTTGTGCCATTACCATTTGATTCACCTACAATGGTGACACCATGAGCACGGTCTAATCCTTGAAATATGTTTTTAAACTTCTCAATCATATTTATAAGTGGGCGTATCCACTCTCGCTTAGACGCCCACCACCTAGGATTCTAGTAATTTGAATTAGACTTTGTTGTCTCTTCTGTGCCGTGCTTGGCTTGGATCTCACCCTTACCTACACTAGTCGCAAAGTTTTTAGCCATGTCGTACAAATCTTTTTGTTCAACAGGACCAACTTTTGATACATCCCAACCAAACCATGTTCCTTTGTCGTTAGACATCTGAACAGTCTTTAAGTTATAAATGTGGCTGTATGTAGGCGGAGTAAATAATCCATTTTTACCCTGCATTTTTAAACCCATCATCATTGAGTTCCATTTTCTACTAACTTTTAATTGAGTAGATTTCATAGATATCAATGCTGTGCCTGGGTTTTTTCCACACAACAATACAAAATGATTAGCAGTGTTATCAAGATAATTACCATTTGGTAATCTATCTTTATAGTCTTTGCCTCTAGTGGTTTGACTAATTATATCACTGTCTGCCTCATGAATTGCAACAGGTGCACCTGTTGATGTGCCTCTATCCTGCCATTCGATGTATTGTCTTTTATAGTGACAAGGTATTACATCTACGTCTTTATACAATTCATTTGTAACTGTATTGATTATAAGTCCAGGTTCTGCCCCCTCGACATATTTACCATCTCTTTTGTTTACCTCTG